TAACGGCGACGAATGCCTACTTTAGCATTTGCAGCACTAGCTTTGAATCCATCACGTTCGTCGCCGTTAGCAGCCGCAGAAATTCCATCACTACGTTCATGCCCGCCGCCAATAAGATAAGATACAGGGCCAACCGTATCGCTAAGGTCAGCATATGCACGAGCGGTGTCAGCATAGCCGTATTCTCCACGAACACGACTAGTAAGAGTATCACTAGGAGCACGAGTAGTCAAACTTACTACGCCACCGACTGCTTGACTGCCCCAAAGAACAGAACTAGGACCACGCAACACTTCAATACGGTCAATGTTGCCAGTAACTAAACTACCAAAATCAAAGCCAGCCGCTGGATGTGCAACATCATTCATTCGCACACCGTCTAGTAATACTAGAGTCTGTGCGCTTTCTGCGCCGCGGATCCTAACACTAGAAACGCTTCCGGTATTTCCTGAACGGTCAATCGTGATGCCAGGGAGAGTAGCAAGTAGTTCTGCAATAGTTGCAGTTTGCCGATTTGTGATATCAGTACTATCAACAATAGTAACCTGAGTTCCAGTGTTTTCTATATTTGTTGGTGTACGTAACGCAGTAACAACAATTTCTGATTCCGCCTGAGCAGCAGTAGCAAATACTAATGCTGCGGTGGTAACAAGAAGTTTAAATGTTTTCAAAATAATTCCTTTCTTACTTGAAGTATTGTTATAACATGTTTATAGAACCTTGTCAACCTTTATTTGCGATAAATAACTATATGCCTAAGCTCAGTTTATATAGATCCAACAAACAAAACGATTATCGTTTCCTTGACAGAACGATAGCCGAGCAATTCACTGTGGGTGGAACAGACCTATATATTCACAAATACTTAGGTCCGGCGACGGGTGATACATCAACTGACTTCACTCAGCCGAACTATGATACGCTAGACCCGCTGAACATTCAAGACTTGCTGTTCTTAGAGAACCGTGATAGAAAGTATGATAAGAACATCTATCGTCTTCGCGGTCACTATAACGTACAAAACTTAGACTTTGACTTAAGCCAATTCGGGCTGTTCCTGAATAATGATATCATCTTTATCACTGTCCACTACAACGATATGATAGATCTTGTAGGTAGAAAACTTATGGTCGGTGACGTACTGGAGCTTCCGCACTTACTTGATTACAATCCACTTAATGAAACTATTCCAGTTGCGTTAAAGAGATTCTATCAAATCACGGATAGTAACTATGCAAGTGAGGGCTTTAGTCAAACTTGGTATCCTCACTTATGGCGTATTAAGTGTGAACCGCTTATCAACAGTGAAGAATTTACTGATATTCTTAAAGAACCGATCAATCAAGACAACTATCTCGGTGATTGGGATAAAGATAGAACTTATCCGCCCGGCTATACTATTGCATTTGGTGACAAGATTTACGAGTCTATCCAAGAAGTACCGATCGGGGTCAAACCTCCTGACCCAGCGTATTGGCTTCTCAAAGAAAATGATAGTTTGGCAAGTATTCTCTCTACGTACAACAAGAATATTGCAATCAATGATGCTGCACTAAGAGAAGCACAGAGATTAGTACCTAAGGCAGGATACGATACTAGTAAGCTATATGTTGTTCCCACGTATGGCAAATTCAAATCTAATAATGTATTGTCCGAAGAAACTAATCAGCCGGCGCCTCCTATTAACATAGTTACTTCGGGAAATACAGGCACTACTATTCCCGTAGAAGGAACTGTGGTACTCATGCGTAGTCCAAAGTATAAAAATGCTAGTGCCGGAATTAAAATTAAAAAAGAAGTTCTTGCTAGTATTTGGGACATGACTGCTGACATGGATATTGAAGACAAACTAGATAGATTTGTACAAGCTAGTTTGAATATGGTAGAAGAAACACCTAAATTAACGGAAAGCGGTTCTGGTTCAGTAGAAACTACAAAATCTCTTGCAGTACAGTCATTGGGTATAATTACAGGGCCTTATGGTACTGCTGATAATACATATGCTACTGCCGATCAAGACCCCGACGCAACTGGATTCACTGCCGATATTACCCAACAGATGGACTATCGTGCAGACTGTGATCCTGCATTTCAGTATATTACGAGAGCAAGTCCTAGAGCATTCGGATATAGCACAGGATATATGACTGGTGACGGCACTGCTCCCAATGGATATCCGGTTGGTGCTGGAATAAGTTTCCCGCAAAATCCGCAAGTAGGTGACTATTTCTTGCGCATTGACTATATGCCGCAGATATTATATCGTTGGAATGGTCAATTATGGATTCGCATTAGTGAGAATGTAAGAACTGATACTGGATTCACTGCTCAGGATACTTCACTATTGTCAGGATTTATTAACAATGAAGGTGAAATCTATCTAAATAGTACAGGAGAAGTTATTCCAGAGGCGCAACCATTGTCATCTGTTCTTCAACCTGCTCTTGATGTAATACCACCGGAAATATAAATTATGGCTGCCTACTTTTATGATAATCAACTCAGAAGATTCTTAATTCAATTTGCAAAAATATTCAGCAATTGGTATGTCACTAGGGGAAAAGATCCAAACGGTAATGATATATTAATCCGTGTTCCTATAATGTATGGTGACAGTAGCAGACAAGCGGCTACTATAATTGCAAATAATAGTGCAAGTAATTTACCAAGTGCACCATTAATTACATATTATATAAGTGGATTAGAATACGAACAAAATAGAACTCAAAATCCTACATTTGTTGATAAAATGCAAATTAGACAGAGAGCAGTAAATCAAGAAACTGGTGAGTATGAGCAGGTTCAGGGACAAGCATTTACTCTTGAGAGACTGATGCCGGTTCCTTATAGATTAAGAATCACTGTTGATTTTTGGACAACTAACTATCAACAAAAATTAGAAATTATTGAGCAATTGGGTACATTATTCAATCCCGCACTAGAATTGCAAAGTACTGACAATTTTGTAGATTGGACCTCGTTAACCGCAGTATTCCAAGATGGTTTAACATTTACAAGTAGAAGTATTCCTCAAGGTACAGGTAATCCCATTGATGTATTGACTTGGAAATTTTATATGCCAATTTGGTTAACTACTGCTAGTAAGCTTAAGAAGATGGGAGTCATTCATAAAGTTATTGCGAGTATCTTTAAAGGAAAAGCATTAGAAGATATTCAAGACGAAGACTTACTGCTGGGCACCAGACAAAAAATTACCCCATATGGATATAAATTATTATTATTGGGTAATCAACTTCAACTATTGCCTCAAGCCACTGCATTCTATCCTCCCAATAGCTCAATAGAACAACCTGTCACTCCGAATACAGACTTGTATTGGTCTAGCTTGTTAAACGTCTACGGAGCAATTAAGCCGGGCATTAGTCAGATTTGGTTACAAAATCCATATATGGAAGATGACATTGTTGGTACAATTGTGCCTAACCCAATTGATGATAGATTTCTAATCTATAATATTGACCCGGACACATTGCCACAAAATACACTGGAGCCGATTAATGCAATCATCAATCCGCAATTGACAGGCCCTAATGCAGGATTGCCCGGACCCTTCCCCGGAACTAGATATCTTATTGTTGAAAGCATAGGATATGACGGTGATTCCACTGTTTCTTGGGGTGATTTAGTTGCAGCAGCCAATGATATCATACAATACAACGCTATTACTAATGAATGGGAAGTAGAGTTTAGTGCAGATGATGCAACTACTGTAGAATTTGTGACTAATTTGACTACTAACATACAATATAGATATGTTCCAAATGAGGGCATGTGGGTTAAGTCATTTGAAGGATGGTACGGCGAAGGCGACTATAGCATCGTTATCTAATATGATTAAACAAGCAGCTGGTGTATTCTTTTATAGCTCATCGACAAATAGATTTTTGTATCTATTACGAACAGACAAACAAACTTCAACTTGGAGTATTCCTGGCGGCGGCATAGACCAAAATGAAACATTACTTGATGGTATTGCAAGAGAGTGTATAGAAGAAATGAATTTTGATATTTCTGATTGTAAAATTATACCTATTCAAAAATTTGTGAATGGTAACTTTACGTATCATACGTTTTTTTGCGAAATCAAAAAAGAATTTATTCCTACATTAAATCATGAACATGTAGGTTATGCTTGGGTAAAAGAAGGACAATATCCAAAGCCTTTACACCCCGGATTATTTTCTACTGTGAATATTGATATTGTGCTTGAAAAGTTAAACAGTCTTACTTGATTACATACCAAGAAGTGCTGATAGTGTAGGCCAACCCATAGCACCAGCTAACACGCCTGCTCCCATAAGCATCCATTTCCATTTTTCTAGCGCATTAACTTTTTTGTTTACTTCGTCATGCTGCTTTTTGTTTTCAGTTTGAAAATCTTTGATAAGAGTATGGGTAGTTTCCATGTGATTATCAATATGTGTTTGCAAGTCCTTCAAGCCAGTTTTAAAATCATCAACTTTTTCATTAAGATGAGTATACTGTACCTGAAGGACCGCAATTTCGGTCTCAGTCTCTTTAATCTTTTGAACTGTAGAAGCCTGAGCCATGTTTTATTCCTTATGCGTTGCCAATTGTTACGATTGGGTAAGGCTGACCGTTTGCAGCGTTTGCAGTGGCAGCACTGTTGAATGATGCAAATGCTGGATTAGCATTCTGCAATACAATGTTGCCTGTTGCAACTGGACCTGATGTTGCAGTGAACAATTCAGCAGTGTGATCACTCAAACTTTGAACCTTAACAGTTCCTGAGTTAGCATAAGTTGCAGTGATTGTCATTGTGTTTGCAAGCAATGCTGTATTAGCAACATTAGCTGTATAAACAGCACCGGTTAAGCCAGATGATGTTCCAGTAACAAGATACTTCTGCTTGCCCTTTTGACGAACGATGTAACCTGCTTCAGGTGTACCATATGTCAATGCAATTCCTGAAGCGTTAGCAGTTGCATTTGCTGCAAAAGTAGCAAAAGTTGCATTTGCATTTGCAATGTCAGCTACAGTACCGAGAATTGCACCGTCTGTGTTATAGACGATTGTACCATCAGCTAATGTATTTGCGAGGTCAGTTCCGACACCATCAATATTTGCACTATCGTCTGCTACTGTAATGGTACCTTCACCGGTCAAACCAATGCAAACATTAGCAAGAACTTGCTTACCAAATAGTGCAGTGTTGCCACCGACTACTGAGTAAGTGTTTGCATTTGTTGATGGCCATTGAGGACCAGTTGGGTTGTTGAAGTACATGTCAACTGGAGCAACAGTAGTTGCAACGGTACCTGATGCTGTTGTTACTGTTTTTGGTGTTGATGTTGGGTTAGCATTAAGTGGAGTTGTTGAGACAGTAAATGTGCTGTTGTTGCCTGCATTTACTACCTTAAGAATCCAGTACAGTGTACCGGCAGTGAGAGTGCCGATATTTGTTGCAGTCACGAATGGCATACCTGCAATGATACCAAGATTAGTAAAGTTTGCAGAGGTAGTTACGAGACTGGTTGATGCTGTAGTATTTGTGATTGTTACGACTGCTTGTGCTTTAGCAATCTTTAGTGGACGACCCATTTGTTTTCTCCTTATGAAAAGCGAGTTCTAGTCGCTACGCAGTGGGTACTGCATAAGTTCTCCTCATTGAGAACGTTACAATGTATTTAGCTTTTTTGCGTAATTATTCGGTACCTGTATCAGCATGTGGCATACCTAATTCTGTTACTGAGAATGCTCCGGCAGTTCCTGCAACATTAATGTAGGCGAAATAGTTACCCTGACCTACAATATAGTTGTTATCTACTGTGTTTGCTGGAATGATTTCACAGGCTGTAAGATTAGCAGTAACATTAGCATCACCTACGTTGATTGCAATCGCTGAAGTTGTGGTTGCGATTCTAATTTTATCTGTTGCAAGAGGCCCAATGTTTGCACTTGACCCGCCTGCTGTTTGAATATACGATGCCATTTTATTATCCTTATAATCTACCGACTGCTACTTCAATGACGCCTTCGTACCCGTCAAAGTCTTGTAATGCTTTACCTATAACTGTACCCATTGTAGGGAACTGATTTGGTCTTGCGAATCCGTTGCCACCTGAAATGAGCATGTCGCCTTTACTAATCTTGCCACGAACCTTACACGGTATACGACCCTGTAGTGCTACGGCTGTTAGTAGTCCGGGGCATGTAGCGTTCATTACA